CCGATCTCGATACTGCCAGAAAGTCCGCGCGTGATCTGTCAGACGAATCCACCGCTGAACTGGAACAGAGCATCTCCAATGTTGAACAAATCAATACCCGCATACGGGCCAATCTGGACAAAGACAAAGCCGAGCAGGACGCTTTGCATTACAGGAACCAATATGCCGCATTGACCGTTGAACTGGATCAGGCCCGGCAAGACAAAACCGATCTTCTGAAAAACGCCGGGCTTCCGCTTCCGGGGCTGTCTGTAGAGGATGGAGAACTTCTTTATAACGGATACAAATGGGACTGCATGAGCGGATCAGACCAACTGAAAGTTTCCACCGCCATTGTGCGCAAACTCAATCCGAATTGCGGGTTTGTGCTGATGGATAAATTAGAACAAATGGATATGGATACTTTGCGGGAGTTCGGTTCCTGGTTGGAAACTGAAGGGTTGCAGGCTATTGCCACGCGTGTAAGCATCGGTGACGAATGCAGCATAATAATTCAAGATGGGTATGTAGTTGCTCAGGAAACAGATAAATGCCAACAAACACCTAAATGGGAAAATGGTAAGTTTTAAGGACAATAGAAAAGAGAATTATTATGAACAATCTGAAAGAGGCACGCGACAAAGCCAGGCTCACACAAGCACAAATTGCGGAAAGCGCAAAAATTACAGTCTTGTCGTATTATCGCTATGAACAAAAAAAGCGCCTCCCAGACGTTTTGACAGCCATCCGAATCGCCAAAGCATTGGGCAAACAAACCGGAGACATGGAAGAATTGTTTCCTTTGAAGGGATGACACAAATGGAACTAATCAAAGGCATTATTGAACGCCCGCAGAAGATTCTTCTGTATGGACCGGAAGGCATCGGCAAATCAACGTTTGCGTCACACTTTCCGGCGCCTGTCTTTATCGACACCGAAGGCAGTACAGTCCGGCTCGATGTTACGCGCGCGCCGGCGCCCAGCAGCTGGGCTATGCTGACTGACCAGGTCAAGTATTTCAGAGACAACCCGCATCTGTGCAAAACTCTCGTCATTGACACGGCTGACTGGGCGGAGCAGCTCTGTATCGCCGCCGTCTGCACCAGAGCTCAAAAGAGCGGCATTGAGGATTTTGGATACGCCAAGGGCTATGTGTATGTGGCCGAAGAGTTTGGACGGCTTCTCAATATACTGGACGAGGTACTGGCTCGAGGAATACATATCGTCTTCACCGCCCACGCGCAGATGAGAAAATTTGAGCAGCCGGACGAAATGAACAGCTATGACAGATGGGAAATGAAGCTCGCCAAAAAGACAGCCGCCATGCTGCGCGAGTGGGCTGACATGGTACTGTTTGCCAATTATGAGACCTACGTTGTCAAAACCGAGAATAAAATGGACAAGGCAAAGGCTCAAGGCGGCCGGCGCGTCATGTACACATCTCATCATCCTTGCTGGGACGCGAAGAATCGTCACGGCTTGAAAGAAAAACTCCCGTTTGACTATGCGGAAATCGCGTCCCTTGTCAAAGATTTTACGATGAATCCGAATAAACAGCAGCCAAATCAACCGGCCGCCACCCCACAGCTCCCCCCTGAACGTCCTGTTTCCGATCCGAATGAGGCGCCGGCCGTTACCAAACCTGAAACGAAAACACCCCCTCCGACTGACTGGGCATATGGGAAAGAGTGGGATGGGATTCCACAAGCGTTGATCGACCTGATGAAATCTTACGGTTCAAATCCGCTGGAAATTCAGAACGCGGTGGCCGAAAGAGGATATTATCCCCAAGATATGCCAATCAAAAACTATGATCCGGCTTTTATTGAAGGCGTCTTGATCGGAGCCTGGAATAAGGTTCTGGAAATCATTGAAAAGCAGCGCGGCCCTCTCCCATTTTAAAATCAGGAGAAAAATACCATGAGTGAAATGAAAAACAGCGCCGGTTATGAGCTGGATTGGGATTCTCCCATAGAAAACGATTCTCCTGACTTTGTTGTTTTGCCCGCCGGAGATTATGATTTCCTGGTTACCAATTGCGAACGCGGCCGGCATACGCCAAAAGACGGCGGCAAACTGCCCTCCTGCAATAAAGCGACCATACACATCAAAATTGAGAGCGAGGAAGGCACTGCCACAATAAAACACAACCTGTTTCTCCACAGCAGCGTGGAAGGATTGCTATGCGCGTTCTTTACATCCATTGGGGCCCGGAAACGAGGAGAAAAGATAGTTATGGACTGGGGCAGTGTCATATTCTCGACAGGCCGGGCAAAAGTTGGCATCCGCAAGTGGAAAGACGACAATGGCCAGGAGCATTCCGCCAACGAAATTCTCCGCTTCTATCCCAAAGACGATCAAACCGCCCAATCCGCGTCACCGAAACCGTTTAAACCGGGGGCGTTCTGATATGGAGCTCAGGCCGTACCAAATTGAAGCGAAAACAAGCATACAAGCCGAATGGGACAATGGCGTCCTGCGTACGCTTCTAGTCTTGCCAACAGGATGCGGAAAGACGATTGTGTTTGCCAAAGTGACAGAGGATTGTGTGCGTGACGGTGAACGTGTCCTGATTCTCGCGCATCGGGGAGAGCTTCTGGATCAGGCTGCCGACAAGCTGTCAAAGGCAACCGGCCTTGGATGCGCCGTAGAAAAGGCGGAAGAATCCTGTATCGGAAGCTGGTACCGCGTTGTTGTTGGTTCTGTACAGTCCATGATGCGGGAAAAGCGCCTGAACCGATTTGAACCGGATTATTTTGACACTATCATTGTCGACGAGGCTCACCACTGCCTGAGTGACAGTTATCAGCGCGTTCTCGGATATTTTGAGAACGCCAGGGTGTTGGGCGTAACCGCAACAAGCGACCGCGGGGACATGCGCAACCTGGGCCAATATTTTGAATCGCTGGCTTATGAGTACTCACTTTCCAAAGCGATCAAGCAGGGTTATCTCTGCAAGATTATGGCGCAAACCATTCCGCTTGAACTGGACCTGACCGGCGTCGGCCAGCAGGCGGGCGATTACAAGGCGGCTGATATTGGCGGCGCGCTCGACCCGTATCTGTATCAAATCGCGGATGAAATGGCTAAGAACTGCCGCGGCCGAAAAACTGTCGTATTCCTGCCCTTGATCAAAACCAGTCAGAAGTTCCGTGACATCCTTGAGCAAAAAGGCTTTTTGGCCGCCGAGGTAAATGGTGACAGTTCCGACAGGACACAAACACTGACCGATTTCGAGAACGGCCGTTATGACGTGTTGTGCAACTCTATGCTGCTGACAGAGGGCTGGGATTGCCCGCGGGTGGATTGTATTGTCGTGCTGCGGCCCACCAAAATCAGAAGTCTTTATTCCCAGATGGTAGGCCGTGGGACACGGCTTTATCCCGGGAAAGATTACTTGCTGCTGCTTGACTTCCTATGGCATACCGAACGCCACGATTTGTGCCACCCCGCCTGTCTCATTTGTGAAAACGAAGAAACAGCGGAGAAGATGACTGAAAACATTGAAGCCGCCGAATGCCCCGTCGATATTGAGGAAGCTGAGCTTCAAGCTGTTGAGGATGTTGTGGCCGCCCGCGAACGGGCATTGGCGAAAAAACTGGATGAAATGAAAAACCGTAAACGCAAACTGGTAGACCCGCTGCAGTTTGCAATGAGTATCAAAGCGGAAGATTTGTCCGACTACCGGCCATCGTTCGGATGGGAAATGGAAGCTCCCACAGATAAGCAGCGCGCCGCTCTTGAAAAGATGGGTATCTTTCCGGATGAAATCGACTGCGCCGGCAAGGCCGCCAAACTGCTCGACCGCCTGCGTAACCGCCGGGAGGAGGGCCTGACCACAGCAAAACAGATTCGTTTTCTCGAAGGTAAAGGATTCCAACATGTAGGCACCTGGCAATTTGAAACGGCCCGCAGCCTTATCGACCGCATTGCCGCCAACGGCTGGCGGGTACCTCGCGGTATCATCCCATCTGAGTACAAGGAGGAGAATCCATGGACGGGTATAACCTTATCGAGCTCCTGGGCCATGTAACCCCCACTGTAGTGGCAAAAAAGGAAACAGTTTATTGTTGACACGAACTTTGGAAAGCCAAACTGGACAGAATAGTGCGAATGAATAAAAGCTGTCAATGACGATCTATCTTAACCTGAGCATATGGCTGCCGTGTGGGACATTCTACTCAGATTGTCGCTTCCACATATTAGCGGCGCCCTCCGGCAAAGCTGGAAAGTCTTGCACGCTTATATAACC